TTACTCGCCTACTCCACCATATAAGTATTAAGTAGTATTTATATGATGGGGTAGAATGGATTCGACTAGGTAACAGAAGATAGCAATCGCTAGAGAAGAAACTCTTAAAAACAACTAAAGTAAACGCAAACAATGACGTATACGCTCTAGCGGCTTGATCTGCTAGATGAGGAATTGCAACTGCCTTAGGACCAAGAGAGTTGCTAATAGGCTTTAGGCAGGGTGTGCCTTAATCATCCTCCAACTTATTTATTGTTTAACAATGTGGAATAATTACATAATATACTTGCAAAACGGAAAAATGCTTAAAAAACGGTATCCTAATAAAGATGTCGCTAGAGCAAAACATCCTAATGCAAGGAGCATTTTCAAAGTTAGACAATTCTGAACTCTACTGTTAATGTAAATGAGATTGACTGTCTCCCCTAATTACCGAGGGTTATACATCGCCATTCCACTCACGATTAGTCAGTGAGGTAACGGATAAAGGTGGGCGACAGCTCCAGCCCTTAAAATTGTGGTAATACAGTATAGTTAGAGTGACCTTGCCCTCCGTCACTAAAATAAATCGAGGGCTTTTTTGCGGGTATAGTATAATGGTAATACAGCGGCCTTCCAAGCCGAGTATGCGAGTTCGATTCTCGCTATCCGCTCCACATTTTAACAAGGAGAAGTATATGAGTAAAAATGTAAATTTTACAATCCCAAAAGGAAAGTCTAATGCAGACTATCATAAAAAGAAAATGTCGCATGGTACTTATAGGTGTAAAAGAAAACCTAATAGCCCACTATGTAAGGGGCAGAATTAATGAGTGATTTAGAGATAGTATTCTATACTTTTATAGTAATAGCTTCAGTAGGATCTTATTACTATGGACATAAGCATGGTATAAGCAATACAGTAACTTACTTAGAAAACGAAGGAATACTAGAGTATGAGGAGGATAAATGACACCAGTAGGTAAAAGATTGATTATTAAAAGAGATGATAACGAAGGCAAATCAGAAACAGGCATTATCTTAGGTACTAAAGCTGAAAAGCCGGCAACTGGAACTGTAATGTTCAACGGGCCGGATGCAGAACAGGTATTTGCTAAAGACAAGGTTATCTTTATGAAGTTCTCAGGTACTGAAGTTTCTTATGATGGGGAAGATTACCTTATTATAGAAGAGAAAGACATTTTAGCTGTACTTGATTAAAAATAGTAGTTGACAAATTTGGTGAAATTTGGTATAATATATGTTCGTAAATACCGAAATGGGTTTGCGAATTTTATAACCGTGTGACTTAATAAGCACACAATTCTTACTTAATAAGGAGAACACAATATGACAACACTAAGAACGGATTTCCCTTTTAGGGATATGATGATTGGTTTCGACCAATTTTTTAATACAGCAGACAGAGTGTCTGGAAATCAAAAGTACCCACCTTTTAATATTGAAAAGCGTGCTGATGATAAGTATCTAATTGAAATCGCTCTAGCAGGATGGACAGAGGATCAAATCGAATTAGAAGAACATAATGGTACTTTAACTGTAAAAGGTAATAAAAAAGCCGAAGATACTGACAAAGATTTTGTATATAAAGGTATTGGCAATAGATCTTTTACTAGAGAATTTAAACTAATAGACCATATGAAAGTTAAAGCCGCAGCTTTACGTAATGGTATCCTAGGAATTGCTTTAGAAGTAGATGTTCCAGAGGAAATGAAGCCTAAAAAGATTAAGTTAGTAGACTCACTACCTAAAATCACAGGCCAACCATACGACGATAGGTCTCACTGGAAGTAATTATTAAGCCCTCACAAGAGGGCTTTTTAGTGGAACAAAGAAAAAAATACTTGACTTTTTTGGTCAATTTTGATACAATGGAAATTAAATACTATGAAATTAGAAAATTATATGGAATGGGTTAAAGATGTTAATCTAGAGGCTTCCAAGGTTGGCAAGTGTCTATCCTGTTTCAGTCTTAACAGTAATACTTTAAAAGAGTATTACGAGGATGGGGTTACTCCCATGTTTGCGGTCATTAAATTAACTTTGGAAAAGCGTCAGAAAGGGAAGTGTATTTGTAGTGAGAAGCGTTTAAAGAGTTAATCCGCAAAAGGATTATACTATGGAAATTTGGCTAAACTATTACTTATCATTTGCTATATCAGGAGCATTGCTTGCTTGGTGGAGTATATTCTTACCTTCTTTACATTTATTATGTGCAGAAACAAAAGGAGATCACCCCGTACTAAGGAGTCAGTTTGTTTCTGGGCTGATTTGGATAAGCATAGCAGCAGTAGCTATACCCATATTAATAATACCTCTGCTCAGAGAGAGGTCTAGAGTTAATTTTATAGTTTCCTTGACACAAGGATTTCTACATAAAAGTTAAACAAAAGGGAACTAAATGTTCCCTTTTTTGCTCTCTAATGAAAAATAAAACTTGACAAATTGGTTAAAATTCTGTATAATATACATATTAAAAATTGAAAAAGGAAACAAACAATGTATCAAACAGTTGAAATGAGTACCTGCCTAACAGAAAAAGAAAAAGATACTTTTGTAGGTTGGTTTGATAAAGAAATTGGAACAGAGTACGAAATAAATAGAGTGTTTGTAAATAATGAGCCAGATTGCTTTAATGTAGTTTGTTATGATATTACACCTTATGAGTATTCTAAAATAGTAGCATGGGAGGCTGTAAATGTCTAAAGATATGATTAACCCTTCACATTATAAATCTCACCCATCTGGGATTGAGGCTATTCAAGTAACAGAGCATATGAACTTTTGTTTAGGTAATGCTATGAAGTATATTTGGAGAGCAGATGAAAAACATGAAGATGGAGGAATTGAGGATTTAACCAAAGCACAGTGGTATATTGAAAGAGAATTAAATAGGAGATTAAATGCCAATAATTGATAGTGATAACCAAGAAATAGATGTAACAGCAATTAAGGAACATCAAGGAGCTGGGGAGCACTGGAATAGTTTTACTAGGGCTAACCTAATATCTTATTCTCAGCCTTCTTTTGAAATGGAAGTACAGGGATTAAAAGATGTACAAGATTTAGTAGCCTTCTGTGCCAGAGTTAGTAACCCTAGCAATCAGTTTAATAAGGAAACAAGTGAAAAACTTATTAAATATTTAATTAAGCACAAACATTGGTCTCCTTTAGAAACAGTATCTGCCTGTATTGAAATCGAAACTACTAGAGATATTGGTAGACAGATACTAAGACATAGAAGTTTTAGTTTTCAAGAGTTTAGTCAGCGTTATGCAGATCCTACTAAAGATATGGAATTTATGCTACGCGAAACTAGATTACAAGACACAAAGAATAGGCAGAACTCTATTAAAACAGAAGATAGTAGACTAAGTGCTATGTGGCGTATTCAACAAGAAAAAGTTATTGAAGCAGCAAAAACTGCTTACAAGTTTGCAGTTGATAACGGTATTGCTAAAGAACAAGCTAGATCAGTACTACCAGAGGGCTGTACTATGTCTAGAATGTATATGAATGGAACTCTTCGTTCTTGGGTTCATTACATTGAATTAAGAAGTGCTAATGGTACTCAGTTGGAGCATATTGAAGTTGCTGAGGCTTGTGCAAGGGAAATAGCTAGAATATTTCCATTAATGGCGGAATTATAATGATGTATGATACGCATATTGATAGATGGTTTAAGGATAGGGGAATAGTAGAAAACGGCAAACCCTTAGCCCAAGCAATCAAAACTTTAGAAGAAACTACAGAAATGTTTGATGCTTTGCAAAGAGACGATAAAGAGGCTCTTATGGACGCAATAGGAGATATCTACGTAACTCTTAGAGGTGTTTGCTTAACCTACGGAGTTAATATGGAAGCGTGCGTTTCTGCAGCTTACCATGAAATTAAAGATAGAAAAGGATACTTAACTCCTGAAGGAACTTTTATCAAGGAAAAATAATGCTAATTACTAAAAAGAAAATGGGTGAGTTCTCTAGGTATTTAGGGGAAATTATAGCCATCCAACAAAAATCAATAGAAACACAGAATGAAGCTCTAACTCATTTAGGTAACGCAGTATCAGACTTAACTGCTTTAGTACAGCTACAAAATACTAGACTAGATTCCTTAGAAGAGCATAATACTTACAAAGAATTAATTGGAAAAACATTTAAGGGGGATACATGAATTTACAAAATTTAAATGAAGTACAGATAACAATGCTACATGATGCATTAAATAGAAGCCCTATATTTACAGGGTCTGAGAAAGAAGAAACTTTAAAATGGATTAAGCTACAGAAAGAAGAACAGCTAAAAGGAGGGCCTTGGAAAGCTCGTATTAGGGAGCAAGGGTTTACAATATGATTGATTTAATTTGCAAAGATACTAACAAACTAGAATTCTTAGAGTGGCAGGAACGATACGAGGAAGAGTTAAGTGAGATATATGAAATTGAAGGTTGTAGATATGACGGTATTGAATACGAAGATTGGCTGGAAGATTTTTACGATAATAATAGATATGCGGAGAGTAAATAATGTGGGAGCATGATTGTAAAGTAGAGGGAACAGTAATGATGGTTGAAGACGGAAAAGAATGTAATTGGTGTGGTAAGCGAGAGGAAGATGAAGTTGAAGATTTTATCAATGGTACTAGTGAAGTTACTATTGATGAGTTTATTGAGCATGAA